TATTCAAATGCTGGCGATCAGCATTCCAAAGTGCTAAATCAGATTCGAGAGCGCGGGATGGCGGCAGCCAGTGGCGGCGTCGATGATATCGGGTACTTTGAATACTCATCCGATTATGATCCCATCGATGATTCGCCAAGATTCTGGAACGGCGCAAAGATGGCTAATCCCGCACTTGGTCACACGATTCACATCGATAATCTAAAAGCAGTGCTAAATGATCCTCCCGATGTGGTTCGCACCGAAGTTCTTTGCCGATGGGTTCAGACAATATCAGCGGCAATTCCTTCGGCAGAATGGGCTGAATGCGCGTCTCCAGAATTAGAACTAGACACCGAAAAAATTACTTGGTTCGGTCTGGACTGCTCACCAGATCGCAGGAACGCGGCTCTCGTTGCAGCGCAGCAAATCGACGAAGAACAATTCTTGGTGAAACTTTTACACACATGGCACAATCCGATCTCGCTAGACGATAAGGCGGTGGCGAATGATATTGCGCCATATACTCGCCAATATCCGCTAGAGGTTCTCGCGTATTCCAAAAGAACTTCATCGGCAATCGCCGNTAGGCTTTTACCTGCTGGAATTCCAATCACCGACATCGATGGGGCGCTCTATGGTCAAAGTTGCGATGAACTACTGGGAGCCATAACATCGAAAAGACTTCGGCACGTCAATCAGCCAGAATTCACAAAGCAAGTTCTATCGGCGGCACGCTTACCCTTCGGCGATGGCGGCTGGACTTTGGGTCGGCGTGCTTCGATGACTACGATCTGCGCGACGGTGGCGGCGGCTCTTGCAACTCACTTCGCGACCCGTCCAGAAACGGATCTGGACATAATGATCGGATAGGACACGCCAGAGACACTTGCACGCTTTAACGCAAAAAAATGATATAAACGCGCGAAAATAGGAGCATGGGACTTTTCGATCTTTTCGTCACTGCTCCAAAGCCGATTGCTGAATCGGTCGTGGACGCTTCTCTCGCGCCAGTAAATTCCATCGACTCGATCGGTGCGTTCTTCTTTGCTGGCGGGCAAAGCGCTACAAGAAGCGAAGCGATGGGCGTTCCAACGATCGCACGCGCTCGCGGGATAATCTGCTCGACCGTTGCATCGTTGCCACTGGAAACAAAAGAGAAGGCAACAAATTTCACGGTTCCAAGTTTTCGCGTCATCAATCAGCCAGATCCAAGAATCACTGGCGCAGAATTCTGGGCGTGGATCGCGGAGGATTTACTATTTCGTCCAGCGGCTTATGCACGCGTTCTCTCACGCTATGCCGACACGGGTCGCATTCAAGCAATGGAGCGAATCGCGCCTGAACGTGTAAGCGTGCAGACGAATTTGATGGGAACAGAGATCGATGGTTATCGCGTTGATGGGCATTCGATAGATCCAGCCGATCTGGTGGTCTTTGGCAATATGCAAGAAGGCTTACTAAATCGCGCAGGTCGAACGGTCAGGGCTGCTCACGCGTTAGAAAAGGCGGCATTCGACTTCGCACTAAATCCCATTCCGCAGATTATTCTCTCAAGTAACGGCGTCCAACTTCCAAANGATCGTGTGGCAGCACTTATCAACGCATTCAAGAACAAAGGATCCAAAGCAGTCACTTTCTTGAATGCAGATATTAAAATGGACACTCTCGGATACGATCCCAAAAACTTACAAATGAACGAAGCNCGTCAGTATCTTGCNCTNGAACTTTGCCGCGCTATTGGACTTCCAGCATGGTTCGCATCCGCTGATCCACAGAGTACGACATACTCCAACGCCATAAATCAAAGGCGCGATCTTATCGATTTTTCGATTCGTCCAGTTCTGACAATTATTGAGCAGCGCTTGTCTTTAACTGATTTTACGCCAGCATCACAATTTATTCGATTCGATCTCGATGATTTCCTTCGCGGCAATCCATTCGAGAGAGCGCAAGTGTATGAAATTCTAAATCGGATCGGCGCACTTAGCGCGGATGAAATAAGACAAGAAGAGGACATGATCTCATGAAGTTAAATATCCCAATGACTATCACGGCAGCCGATTCAGTAGCGCGCACTATCACGGGGCGAATCGTTGCATTCGAGGAAACAGCAAACGCTTCGACTGGGAAAGTGATCTTTGCAAAAGGATCGATCTTACCTGCTCCCGTAAAATTAAACTTAGAACATGATCGCACGCGTCCAATCGGTCGCGCACTCTCGATCGGACTTTCCGAAGATCAAATGTCAATCGATGCCACCTTCAAAATTACTAATACGACATCGGGAACGGATGCAATTACCGAAGCAATGGACGGACTGCGCGATGGGTTCTCTATTGAATTGGCGGTCGAAGATTATGTCATGGACAAAAGCGGCACGATGCGCGTGCTGGCTGGTGAACTGGTGGGCGTGGCACTTGTCACCGAGCCAGCCGTTCGCAGCGCTCGCGTCTCAGAAGTAGCCGCAACGCAAGAAGAAGATTCTGATTCCAAAGCGGAGACAGATGAAACAACAGAAAACAAAGGAGACGAAGTGGACAACACCGTCAAAGAAGCGGAAACCGTGACAGAGACGGTCGAAGCCGCACAACTCGTGACTGCATCGGCAAAAGCCGTCGCATACACAAAGCCGCGCATCGAAATCAATGGCGGCAAGTATCTGGAAAACACCATCCGCGCTTCAATGGGTGATGAAGATGCTCGTCGTTATATCTATGCAGCCGACAACACTACGGACAACGCTGGACTTGTTCCAACGCGCCAACTTACTGAAATAATCAACGGCTTAGCCAACACCATTCGTCCGTCGATCGATGCGATTTCTCGTGGCGTGCTACCAGATGCGGGAATGAGTTTCGAGATTCCTAAAATCACGCAGGTTCCAACAGTCGGAATCGTTGCCGAAGATGCAATTTTCACCGAGCAAGATCAGAACGCTGCTTTTCTAAGTGTTAGCGTGCAAAAGTTCGCAGGTCAGCAAAAATTCAGCGTGGAACTATTAGAACGCAGTTCTCCGTTGTTCTTTGATGAACTTCTTCGCGGCATGGTTGCAGCAATGGCAAAGGCTCAGAATGCGGCAGTGAACGCGGTTCTTGTTGCTAATTCTTCAATAGATCCGACAACACTTTCGGCGCTTCCATCTGCCGCCGAATTGCTCGCATATGTTTCACGCGGAGCAAAATCCGTTTATTCTGGAACGCAGGACTTCGCTCGCAATATCATCATGGGCGCAGATCAGTGGGCTAACACCATGAGCCTAAACGTCTCTGGCGTGCCGATCTATAACGCAGCGCAACCTTCAAATGCTGCGGGTCAAGTAAATCCACGTTCTCTTCGCGGAAACGTTGCAGGACTTGATCTCTTCGCTGATTTCGCTTCACCAGCAGCCGACGCAGACGGATCACTTCTTATCGTGAATCCAGATGCGTACACATGGTATGAATCGCCACAGTTCCAACTTCGCGCAGAATCAACTGCGGACGGTTCAATCACCGTTGGCGTTTATTCATTCGGAGCAACTGCGGTCAAGTTAGCCGCTGGCGCATTCCGTAACAACAAGTAAAAAACTAATCATCGGCGGCTGCGCTCCCGCAGCCGCCGAGCAGTAGAAGGGAAGAACTCATGTCGATCGTTTCTCCGTCAGAATTGCGTGGCGTTCTCGGTGTGAGTTCTTCTCTCTATGACGATGCTTATCTCCAAAAAATAATCGATACAAGTGAAATCGTGATCCTGCCGCTGCTTGTTTCGCATTCGGCGTCGGTAACTATGTATCGCCGTGAATCTAACATCGCAACTCTTAGAACTAACACGCCACACAATTACACCGTGGGCGAAAGCGTGGTCGTATCTTTGGGATCAATAGCATATGACGGCACAAAAACAGTCACAGCAATCGGCGGCGAATTAGAATTTTCTTACGCGAACATCGCAGCCGATCAAATTACTCGCGCACTAATTCCAGCGGGCAACACGTATCTAACTGGCTATGACGCAGCGACAATCTATGCCAACAATCCCGCCGTTTATGAGGCGATCATAATTGTTTCGGTCGAAGTATTTCAATCCATTACTGCCGCAGGTGGTCAGATCGAAGGCGTTGATTTTCAAGTCTCACCGTATCGAATGGGCAGATCACTTCTCAATCGCGTAGTGGGAATTCTTGGAAAATCACTAGACACTTCGGCGATGCTCGCATGAGTTCAATAGCGATCGACATTCGTGGCGCGATTAAATCTGCCATCTCAAGCGTTGCCGCTAATACCTACGATTCAGTTCCAGAAGCACCGATCGTCCCGTTCGCTTGTGTGGTTCCAAGCACGCCATATCTGGAGCCGAACTTAATCGGCAGATCTACGCGCTTGAAAGTAAATCTTGTAATCACCGTCGGAGTTGCTATGTATTCAAACGCTTCGGCACTCGATAACATCGAGAAACTTGTTCTGAGCATTCTGGCGGTTATTCCGTCAGGTTACACGGTGGGATCCGTGTCTAATCCCGTCCCAATGAATATCGGAGCAAGTGAGATCCTCGCTTGTGAGATCGAAGTATCAACTCAGTACACTCAAACAAACTAAGGAGAAAAGAAATGGCAACGACGATCATCACGGGTCGCGATCTCGCTTTGACGATCGCTACCGTTACCTATGACGCACAAGCAACATCGGTCACACTTACGGCAGATCACGTCATCGAGACTTATCAAACTTTAGACGGTCGCGCTTATAAAGCGATCGATGACAGTTGGACACTTGAACTTGAAATGCTGGCAGACTGGGGCGCAGTTTCTTCACTTTGCGAATCACTTTGGACGGCAACAGAATCAGCGCCAAATACGGTTCTGGCGGCTTCACTAACTGCCATTACTGGCGCAGTGTGGGCGTTCGACATCATGCCGACATTCCCATCGGTCGGAGGATCCGCGCCAGATGCGCAAACGGTTTCACTATCTTTTCAGGTAGTGGGAACACCAGTCGAGACTTATTCCTAAAAAATAGAATCGGGAGCAACTAAATGAAAACACCAATCACGATCACTTACTTTTCCGGAGACGTTGTTACATACGTGGCAGCGCCGCCAGAATGGGCAAAGTGGGAAATCAAAACAGGATTTCAAGTAAGTCAAGCGCAAGAAAAGTTAGGAATTAACGATCTTTTATTCCTTGCTATCAGGCTATGAAAAGAGAGAAGGCGGGAATGCCAGTAAAAAGTTTCGAAGTCTGGAGCGATACCGTCGCGGACATCGAGACGGGAGAATCTGGCATCCCAAAAGTTATCCCGTCGGAAGCCTAAATCGCACACTTGTGGAGTTAGCAATAGCGACACAAATCCCGATGAGCGAATGGCAAACGGCGGAGCAGATCATGACGGCGATTGAGATTCTGGAGAAGAGAAATGGCAAGTAAGCAAGGAACATTCGCGATTGCAGTGGAGCCTGCCTCTTTGCGTAATCTGATCCAGACTCTTAATCTCCTAGATAAGCAAACTCAGTCCGAAATTAGAGACGCCGCGCTCCCGCTATCTAAACGGCTGGCTGGTCAATTACTTATGTTCAGCCAATCAGCGCCAGCGCCGCAGACTAAACTGGTGGCGCAGTCGATCTTGCCAAAGCGTGATCGGTTGATTCGCGTAGATATAGGCGGCTCAAAACTTGTCGGGCGAAAGTATGGCGGTGAATCTTCAAAGTCTGGCAAAGGTTCCAAAGTACGTCAGAGACGCGCTCCCGCTGGTGCGCTGCTTTGGGGAACTGAATACGGTTCCTCTCGCGGTACTGACTCAATCGGTCGCGTTTATTCCAACAGATTCAAAGCCGCATCTCGAAAGTCTGGCTACTGGATCAATCCAGCCGTGGATTACTACACTCCAATCGTGGCGAAGGAATATATCGAAATCTTTAACTTCATCGTTAAGAGAGTGAAACTAGACTAATGGCTGGCATTCCTAAGGTTAAGATTACCTTCGACGCGGACTTCGATGAATTAAAACGTGGCGTTAAAGGTGCGACCAATGAAGTTCAAAGTTTCGGATCTCGAGTCGGAGACTTCGGCAAAAAAGCGGCTGCCGCGTTCGCTATCGCTGGCGCAGCGGCGGCAGCATACGCAGGAAAACTTCTAATCGATGGTGTTAAATCAGCAATCGAAGATGAAGCAGCGCAAGCAAAACTCGCCACATCCTTGCAGAATGTAACTGGCGCGACCGTCGCGCAAATCGCCGCCGTTGAAAATCAGATTCTTAAAACTCAACTCTTAACTGGTCTCACCGATGACGAACTTCGTCCATCTCTGAATCGACTAGTTCGCGCCACAAAAGACGTCAATGAAGCGCAGCGACTGCAAGCGCTGGCGATCGATATTTCGGCAGGATCTGGCAAGTCATTGGAAGCGGTCTCGAATGCTTTGGGCAAAGCCTATGAAGGNTCTACCACTGCACTCGGCAAGTTAGGCGTNGGACTATCGGCNGCGCAACTTAAAACGATGAGCATGGATGAAGTCACGCAGTCGCTTTCTAAGACTTTCGAGAATCAAGCAGCAAAGCAGGCTGATACCTTCGCGGGAAAAATGGCTCGCTTAAACGTTGCGATCGCCGAAGGTAAAGAGACCGTTGGAGCGTTCGTACTCGATGCCATTACGCCGTTGATTACGACATTCGTTAATGACGTNATCCCGCGCATCTCAGAAGTCGCTGACAAAATCAAAACAAATCTNCAGCCAACTTTTCAAGCACTATCGGCATTCTTTACTACGATTTTNATTCCCGCGTTTAAGTTATTCTGGGGATTTATTTCNGAAGTCGTGATNCCGCTAATTGTGGGAATTTTTAAGCCAGCACTCGACGGACTCTTTTCGGCATTCGGTAAGATCGCGGATTCACTTGGGGATAATAGGCTGAAACTTCTGCCGNTATTTGAATTATTTAAAACAGTGGCTTCCTTCGTGGTCAAGGTTCTGGCTCCCGTATTTGGCACTACTCTTCGCATCGCTTTCGAAGTAATCGGGACGGTAATCTCTGGACTAATCTCGGGCTTTTCGGCGGTGGCTGGATCGATCATGGGCGTAGTCAATGCGATTAGATCTCTGATCTCAATCGTTGCAAATAATCCGCTGGTGCGCGGCGTCTCGAATCTGGTTGCAAACGCTTTCGGTGGATTTCGCGCAGAAGGTGGTTCGGTAACTGGTGGCACGCCGTACGTCGTAGGAGAACGGGGCGCTGAATTATTCGTGCCGAACTCTTCGGGAACTATCGTTCCAAATAGCGCGATGAGTCGCGGAACGACGATCAATCTTGTAGTTAATGGCGCGATCGATGCAGAAGGAACGGCTCGCACAATCGTGGACGTTCTAAATCGTTCCAGCGCTCGCGGAACGCTAGGCGCTTCCAGATTGAATTTCGCGTGAGTATCTGGTCTCCAGATTGGAGCGTTCTAATTGATGGCGTTCAGTATTCAAATGTAACGGTTTCAAATCTATCGATTCAATCTGGTCGAACTGATCTCTATGAGCAAGCAGTGGCGGGCTATCTAAACATCGAACTGATCAATTTGGACGGATCTCCCATAATTGCAAGGATCAACTCTGGCGTTACCGTGTTCGTCAAGAATTCGCTGAATGCTGACGTGGCTATCTTCGGCGGAACTATCACCGACTTAATCATCGGGATATCAAATTCAGGATCAATCGGCATCGCTCAAAAGATTAAAATTACGGCACTNGGCGCACTTTCTAGGTTACCGAAAGCGCTGACNAATGGCGTGCTATCAAAAGACTTTGACGGNAATCAAATCTATTCAATTCTNAGCCAACTTCTTCTTTTAACTTGGGCAACAGTGCCAGCACCGACAACATTCCAACAGGTTTCGAGCAATCAAGAATGGTCAAATTCAACTGGAGATTACGCAGTTCTAGGCACTGGCTTTCGCTGGATGGATCAAGATCCCG